GCCATGCAGCGTGTTGTCGTAGTGCAGCTCAAACAGCTCAATGATCGCGTCTGGAGCGAGTGTTGAGAGGTCTGCATAGATTGAACTGATCGCCGTCCAAACAACGGTGTTATCAGTAATCGTGCTGCCAATGTCTGTTGGCCAACTTGGCTCGGAGCTGCCAGACGTTCCAGCAGTCGTGCATTCAAAAACCAGACCGCTGTTCTGTGATGCCGTGGCGCGTCGAACGTCACCAACAGCAAACCCGGTGCTAGCAGCCCAAGCGGTATAAGCCATCAGGGTTCAAACTTCTGAATGAATGTTGCTTGTATTGTGGCGCGGTTCAGGTACGGAATCGACTTGCTCCACTCTTCGCAGATAAATTTAGAGCTGCTGCTTTCCCCTGGTGGAGTGAAGTCAAAAGCCTCCATATTGTTTGCGGCCCGTGCGTCCAAAAACGTTTCGATCGTGTCAGCATCAGTTTCTGACACTTCAAACGTCAAGCTAAAAGTTTTGGGGTTCTGATTCAAACCAAACGTCAGCCTGGTTTCATATCCGTCCCCGAAGCGTTGCCTCTTGAAGTTTGGTGCGCTGCTTTTTTGGATGCCGTAGGTCGGCGTGATTGAAGGAAAAGTAGCCATCAGCTTGCGAGGAGACCACCAGGACGTTTTTGCTTGACCAGCTCAGCCTGCACTGCAGCGCCAAGCATTTTGCCAAGCTGTGAGGCTTGATCAGAATCGCCTTCGACAGACGATCCAGAAGCGTCCACGTTCACCACAATGTTAGACCCGCCCATTGCGTTGTTTGGAACGATATTGCCCTGCGCTCCAGGGACAAACAACTCGGGGCCACGTTCGCCAACCATATAAGGACGACCAGCACCAACTGCTCCACCGAGTGCCTTGCCAGGGAGAGGCGGGAGGGGAGGAATCGGCACATTGTCGTGCGTTGGATGCCCTGGGAAAGGATTTGCACTTCCTGAAGCAGGAATTCCTGGGCTGGGGAAGAAGCTCATAAACAGCTTCACTGCTTGCATTCTGAGTTGGGCTGCAATCATCTGTGCAGCCATATCAAGGAAGTGATCCGCTGTGCGCTGGAACAGGTTGGCCAACGCCTGTTGAGCACTCATGCTGCCATTAACAATGCCTTTGAACGACTCGCTAAAGGCACTGCCAAGTGTTTCGGCAAGTGCTGTTATTTGTTTTACTGGGTCATTTAAGTCGTTGAGCTGCCCTTGGAGTTTGTCTAAATACTCCTGCAAGCGTTCACGGTCGCTCTTAGGTGCCAGTGCTTCGTTAATTGCACCTTCAGCATTCTCTTTCTTGCCCGCTAACCCATCTCTTACCTCTTTAAGCCTGTTGTACTCCTCTATCTGCCTCTTTATTGCGTCCGTAACTCCGTCTACTGCTATTGCTTCTAAAATTACAAGTTCAGTTTTTGCTAGCTGTGCATCTAGCGCTTTAAGTTCTTTTTCATACCTACGATCCAGCTCAAGAAGTTGCTTCTTAAGCTCAATAGCTTGCTTGGCCGCAGCAGGGGTGCTGCCGCCTCTAATCAACTCAGCGTACTCACGCTCAAATGCAACCTTGTCCTTATTTTTATTGATAATGTCGTCCAGCTGACTGCTTGTTCGGTTAAAGAGTCTGTCGGTGCGTTCCAGTTCTCTTTCAATACCTTCAATTCTGCGGTCGATAGCTCTTTGTTGTTTTCGGGCCAGCCGGTCTGCCGCATCGTTTTGGCGTTTTGTTGCTCTTTCAGCTTTATCGTTTGCGCGCTCTATCAAATCGTTTCGTTTATTTTCTAGATCATTAAGAGCTGTTTTGCGCTCAAGCTCAATAAGTTGCTTATCAGCGCCATCCTTTAAGAGCGCTAACCTAGCTTTTTCGTTTATGTTTGATTGTTCTAAAGCGTAAACCTGATCGTTTGTAATGTCTGCATGTAGTTCAGAAATTTTTAAGTTGTTATTTGCTATAACGTTTTGTGCAGAGGCATTTCTAAATGCTTCTTCTAACTTATTTACTCTGTCAGTTTCTTGTTTGTTAATGTCTTTCATAATTTCTACCATATCCCTTGCGATACTTTGTCGTCGCGCTGATTGAGCAGCTGCTTGAACACCAGACGTTGGTGCAAATCCGCCTGCTACAGGCTGTTCCACTGCTCGCAGTTGTCTCTGTAAATCTGTTAATCGAGGATCTTTTGATACTTGTGCTTGCTCAAATAGAACAGCAAACTCTGCGGCGTTTGCGGCAAAAGCCAGCGGACCTTTCGCAAGGCGAGCAATCTGGGCAAGCACCAAAGTGGTTATCTGCGTTAAAGCGTTACCAAAGCGCGTAGAGGCATCTCCAAACTCCGTAAGAGCTGTAACCCCTTCATCACCAACGAGTAGAGCAAGTTGTCTTGTTGCTTCCTCAAGAGCAACCTCTTCACCCGCCAAATCTCGGATACTTTTTATAGCGTCCTGAGTCGGACTACCTACTAATCCCAGAGAATCAACAAGCGCGTCAATATCTGCTGTAGCTGGGTTCAAAGCAGCCCCTAAACCTGCAGCTTTTACTGCTAGTTCATCAACTACTCCGCCAAGAACTTGAAGAGCAATAGAGGCTGGCCCGAAAGTAGAGCCTGAGATGGCTCCGCCTAAAGCACCGCCAACAGCCATTCCTGGACCGCCGCCAAACAGCAGCGGGAAGGCACCGGCGCTAACAGCAGCCCCTGCTCGTCTTTGTAGTCCTTGTTTGAATAAAGGCGAACCAGGGACAAATTCACCTCCTCCGATGGGCATAAAATCAATGCCCGAAACGCCGAAGGTTTGCGTTCCGGGTCTGCGCGTTTTAGGAGTTTTCGGGGCTTTAGGAGCAGGCTGGTTTACGCCTTGCAGCCTTTCTTCTTCTCTGAGAAGCTTGTTCTGACGGTCCAGCTGCTCGTTGAATTCTTTTTGAGCGGTAACGAGCGCTTTTACAGCTTTCTTCTCTGCCTCTGTTCCGAAAGCAGCGTTACGGAGAGCCCGCTCAGCTTTTGCTACAGCCTTGGAATAGTTATTGACGTTTCCAATGTCTTTGGCAGAAAAAGTTCCTCTTAATGCTTTTCCTGCTTTTATTGTTGCGGCATTAAGTCTGCCTACTTCTTTGTTTACGCCTTTTAAGCTGTCTTTTAGTACCTTAAGCTCGCGGGCTCCGCGCAGCGCAACCTCAATTTGAACCTGGTAAGACACAAGAGGTGCAGCGTCTAATCACACCAGTCTACCGCGCACTCATTGAGCGCGCCCTAGCCCCGGTTTTGGCATTGTGCATCGCTTTTTCTTGTTGCTCGTTATAGAGGTCGAAGTAAGCGGCCCAGCCAACTAGCTCTTCTTGGGTTAGGTGTTTTGTGAGTTGCGCGACTGTCATGCCCAGTTCCTTAGCCAGGAAGAACATGAAATACCAGTCACGATCAGCTTTTCAAGGATGCTTTCGCGTCCTCCACCTTGTTTTCGGCGCCAGAAGAGAGCATCGCAAGCTGAATGTCCTGCAGAACAGCGGCTTCAATGGCGTTCTTGAGGACCGCTCTTTCGCCGTCCTGGAACAGGCGTTTTCCGTCTTCGTCGAGCGCCTTTTCGATCATCATGCCAAGAGCAAAATCTGTGGCATCGTCTGAACCAGCTTTTTTCTGGATGGCCTCGCGTTCTGCAATGGTGAGCGGGTGCCAGTAGATCTCAAGCACCGTTTCATCGCCGTCCTTGACCTCATGCTTATACAGCTGACTAACGCCAAACTTATTGCGAAGCAGTTCAGAGGCGCGCATAAAGTAGTACCGTTTGCCTCAATATACTACACAACTGCTGTGAACTGACAAGAAACAATGCCGATGAAGTGCGAGCGATCCTCTAGCTCTAACGGGGTTGGTCCGGAAATGTCAGAAACACGAGGTGCAACGCTAAAAGTATCGGTGTAGCCAGACGCGTTTACGGATGTAAGGCCGTCAATTACAGCCTCACTTAGAGAGGAAAGGACTGACGTTCCGGCAGACTTCGGAACATAGATGTTGCACTGAATGACGCCGGAGTAGTAATCCTGGGCTGCGCCTTGGTTTTGGATAGTGGAACGGTTGAAGTTCACCGTCATCAGGATGTATTTCTTGGTTTTGCCAGGTGCGGTGTAACGAACATTGTCGTAAACCATAAGCACCGTACTGTCAGCGGTAGAAACAGCGTCAGTAACTGCTTTTTCAAAGGCTGCGCGGGCGTTTACGAGAGTCATGGCTTAGAGCTTGGTATAAGACCCGAACACACTGCTGCTGGATCCAGTTCTGGCAAAAATGCGGCCAGGACGTTTGTCCCCAAAGGTTTGCTGGACCAAAGAACGCATTTCACCCTGGATAAAGTTTGCCACTTTTGGAGACTCCAGGGCATAACCCGCATACTCAGCGGTGTTGCCGATATAGACCGTGGGCTGACGCTTGAAGTTGAACTCTGGGACAGGAAAACGAGGTTTTATCTGGCTGCCCACAGGTTTTTTGCTCGTGTGGACTCGTTGGTTGCCAATACTGCTCCAACTGGTTTGTCCGCCCGGTTGACGGGTTTCGTAAATTTTCGACCATGGAGCGTGATCTTCGCGCTTGTCTTCAGCGCGAACCTTTTGGGTTGATGCTTTCCAGCTTGATGCGAAAAACCCTGTGTCCACAGGGCTGTTCTCTTCTGTGCCCAAGCCTTCGACAGTGAGCTGGATCAAGGCGTTGTAGTCGTCGTTTATCTGACGTTCCAGATCGGTGACGATCTGGCCAAGACCTTTTTTCTTAGCCATCAGAACCTCACGCGCAGGATGTAGAGGTACTCTTGGCCGCCGCGATAGGTGTTGATGTCTGTAATCTGAGCAGCGCGACTTGCCCCCGCAAACTTCAAGGTGATTTCGTCCTGCATTGTGGGTTGGTTGCCCCCGATTTGATCAGGAGAGATGTAAATGCGTGCTTCTCGTTCTTCACGCCCTTCTTCTTCCTCTGACCGGACAAACTCAATCGGGCACTTCAGATTGAAGTACGGACGGTCGAATGTTGTGAACGTGCCCTTGGCTGTGTCATACGTCCCATCAAACTTGCGGGTGTAGTCAATCTTGGTGTCTAGGCCGTCGCCAAGGTCCGCAACGATTGCCTTGGCTGCTTCCTTAAAAACCTTGTCAAGTGCGCCTGGCATATCAACCCCTCACAACGCGGAGAGAATACGTGCCACTGCCGCCCAGACAATAAGCGCCGAGATAAGACTGAAGCCAAGGATAAACGTCGAATACGTTATTAACAGTTCCAGTAGCCTGACTAGAAGTGTTGTACTTGACTTCCATCTCCCCGAGCTTGACGGATTCGTACAATCCCGTATCGCCGGTAGACCCTGTAATCGAACTCGTGTCATTAGCCAGAGCGTTGGCTAA